TTAACTGCGTGACGCGGGTATTTTAAAAATCACTAAAGAACGCCCGAGAGCATGTGTATTCTTTAGTGTATTCAAGGTATTAAAAAATGACATCGCATGAAATTCGGTAAACTTCATGTGTGCATTAATGTCCCATTCATGCCCCATAATAGGCATTTTTGTCCCATCCTTGCCCCATAAGTCAACCGCATTCTTCCTATAACTTCTATACTTTCTGTCTGTTGTAAATTGGGAGGTTTCTATGTGTGGCCGCTTTTCACAGTCAATGACGCGTGAAGATTATCTTGCCCTGCTCGCTGATGAATCAGAACGCGATATTCCATACGATCCAGAACCCATCGGACGTTTTAACGTCGCGCCGGGTACCAAAGTTCTGCTTCTGAGCGAACGTGACGAGAAACTCCATCTTGATCCAGTTATCTGGGGATATGCCCCCGGGTGGTGGGATAAACCACCACTAATTAACGCACGCTCTGAAACTGCGGCCACCAGCAGAATGTTTAAACCGCTCTGGCAGCATGGTCGTGCAATTTGTTTTGCTGATGGCTGGTATGAATGGAAAAAGGAAGGCGACAAAAAGCAGCCCTACTTCATTCATCGAGCCGATGGCCAGCCGATATTCATGGCGGCGATCGGCAGCACACCATTCGAACGTGGAGATGAAGCAGAAGGATTTCTGATAGTGACGGCAGTTGCAGACAAAGGACTGGTAGATATTCACGACAGGCGACCACTGGTACTATCACCAGATGCTGCTCGCGAATGGATGAGGCAGGACGTTGGAGGGAAAGAAGCTGCGGAAATAGCGGCCGATGGTTCCGTACCGGCTGCGAAATTTATATGGCACGCCGTAACGCGTGCCGTAGGGAATGTGAAAAATCAGGGCTCCGAATTAATACAGCCAATGTGATTACATCACCGGGCAGTCATCAAACTCCGCGTTCCTGGCATCATTAATGATGTACGTTATCACCCCGAATATAGCGGGTGCAGAACTGTAACCGTCATCATCTGCTGGCAGCGCTTCCCTTCTCCCGTTATCCAGATTAACCAGGTGGGGCTGAGGATGAGTCCGATATCGCTTGATCCTGAATTCTCCGTCTATCGCGCATATCAGCAGCGAGCCATCACAAGGAGATAGTGACGCATCAATAACAAGCAGAGCCCCCTGGATTATCCCTTCCCTGAAATGTGAACGCGATGCCCGCATGAAGTAAGTCGCTGAGGGCTGGCTGATTAACTGCTGGTCGAGGGATATCCTTGTTTCAACGTAATCTGCCGCAGGTGAAGGAAATCCCATGGCTATAGTCCTCCGTTTGGATTGAACAGTTGAAAAGTACGGTTCTCGCCTTCCTGCGTTGATGCATCGCGGAATGTTGTCACATGCCACTCGATCCATTCGTTGGCCTGCTTCATCGTCCAGTTCCAGTTAACCTTACTCAGCTCCTGGACAAAGCGCTGTGTGGTAACAGTCTTACGGCCATTCGGTTCCTGCTGTATCGAAGTATACCAGGTCATTTCAATATCACTGCATTGTGGCATCATTACGCCCTATCTTGAACACCGGATAAAAACACAGTATAAATACTGTATATACATCCAGTAAAGAGGCAATGCGCAATGTTTGTGGAACTCGTTTATGACAAAAGGAATTTTGATGGTCTGCCAAGTGCAAAAGATATCATTTTTGGAGAATTGACCAAGAGAGTTAACCGGATTTTCCCCGATGCAGATGTTCGGGTTAAACCAATGATGACACTGCCGGCGATCAACACTTACGCAAGCTAGCATGGGAAAGTACAGATAAGCGTATTAAATAGGAAATGTTTGAAAGGGAGGAGTGCAGGCAGGTATCAGATTAAACTCTATGATTCGTCATACTGAGTAATTGCAACACGCCAAAGCGCCAATATCACGCATTGACTAAATCACCAAATTGCAACTGTTATAATCACCTGAAGTCATAAGATTCTTCGCTTCTGACGTAAGTGATTACGTATGTAACACTCATAACACACAAAGCATTGCAAACCGATGCAAAGCTTTGTGTGTCCCGTTTTTGTCTCAGGGTCTCTTCTGTGAGTATTGATTAGCTTTCATCTTTTCGGAAAGCCTCTCCGCGATCAAATTCATTGAGTAATCATTAGGGTGAACCTGTACGCCTTGATTTGTAAAAAGTATAGAGTTCTGGTGAGCAAACTGGTTTTGGTAAATATCTCCAATGAATACATATTTACCACCATATTTATTGCAAACAGACTTAATCACATTATCAGTTTCGTCAGATTTCCAAAATGATGAAATACAGAAAATATTTTTCCCTTTCGGTATTGATGATATTAATTCACTGTAACTTTTCTTAAATTGCTTAACACCACCATTACCTGTCGCACTAACATTTTCACTTAACTGAACAACTATATTTTTTGATTTAGATAATAAAGGTTCAAGTGAATCAATTATTCCTACGACAGAATCCGCACTTGTTTCAAAGGGATACAAGTTCCTTGTGTATATTTTTGATTGACTTACTCCAAGCATGGTTGCGGTTCTGTGAGCATAATCATTCTCTTTTTTGCTGGCACCCATTCCCCAGTCACCACTCCAATCAAGTTCTTTATTGGGTGCGTGTCTTGTTATACTGTTCCCTATGAACGCAATATCAACTTCATCAGGTACTGGATCTGGTGTCATTGCCGTGAAATCCCACGCCGTGGCATAGCCAGAAATACCGGCTGATAATAATAAAGATAATAAAAACTTTTTATACATCATTGATTTCCTGCAAAATTTAGTAGGCAAATCATATTCTATGGTGAGATTTTTTTCCACCTAATTTGCTATGCACATCCTTGTGCATGTGTGATCAAGGGCTAACAGATACTACAGCCCATGTATTAAGTGATTGTGAAAACATAAGCGTTACTGTCTTGCCTGCTGTCAGCGGGTACGATGCAGAACCACCTATCAATTCCGCTGCCTGTAAGTTGGTATTTGATGCACCGCTTTTGTAAAATGATACGACCTGACCATCATACCCAGGAAGCAAAGTAACATTACCATCTGCAAATCCAATAATGTATGTATCAAAATCATATTGCTGGATGGTAATGGGAGCTAGAATTGGTTTACAAATTGATCTCCTTACAAATCTGCTAACGTTCTTGTCAGTTGGGTAGAATGGAGTTGCTCCAGTTCCAATACTGGCAGGAGCATTAACAATATTCGGAGCACCGCAAAGGTGAATATTGAAAATATCAATATTTGATGCTTCCCACGGTCTAAACTGTAGAGAAATAGTGTACTGTTCATTCTCTATAGACTGTGTTGGGCAGCTATGACTGATTTCAATTATCTTGCTGCCGCCTTTCAATCTGAACGACTTACTATACAATCTGTTTGTTGTTCCAGATTGAACTTTCAGCATCATATCTACATCACCGGTATTTACGCGAAGTGCTATGCCAAACGATAGGTCTTTCAGAAATGACGTAGTAATGAACTGGGATACGGCATACCAATCGCTCTCACTTGTTGCTGGCCTTGATGCAACAATTTTTGAACCATATCGATACTGGCAGGAGCTACCAGTATTTAAAAGTCCATTCGTTATTGTTAGATCTCCAGATGCTGCTCCACCACTTACCTGCAAACCCCATGCAGCACCAGTCAGGTCATTTGAATTTAGCACTAACTGATTAATAACGTTGATAGGTATAATTTCATTAAATCCAGTAGCAAAAACATTTGATTGATTGCTGATAGACTGAAATGACTGTAGTATTTTAAATGTTATTGATGAGTTACCAGATTCGGCATTCACTCCGTTATCAACTGGCATATCAAGAATTTCAATGGATGATTGCGGGCCTGAAACTTCATAACCAAATCCCGTGCGAACGTTGTTTCCACCATTTTTAATTTGATAACGAGCGTTTGGTCCGTTTATGACACCAGGGAGACTACATGACTCAATGTACCCATAAAACCTATTTGTTGAGCCATCATCAATGAATGGGCGTGAGTTTTCTGAGCGTCGGCAATACTCTACGTTGGCAAATACTTCATTACTATTGCAATTAGCAGTCCAAATAAACCCAAAATCAGAAGATAATGGATCGATGGGAACATCTTCCCCAAGATAACCACTACCAAGTCGGCCGAACACCACGTTAGCATTAGCGCTATCTCCACGAACGTTAACAAGTGAGTTATAGCATTCACCAAGCGTCACTGATCTCGCATAGCAGTTTTCAAATTTAACGAGCGTAGCGAAACCGTGGGCAATGTTAATTGTGTTGGTAGCGCGTCCTCGTTCAGTAAGTTTCAATCCAATGGTTTGGTCTATTAAAGAAAAAGCGGATGTACCCTCAAGCTCTGCGATATTTACGACACACCCAGGACTTGAATTTATGATAGCTGCGCCTGATGTTCCTGTGTAAATCAACTTACGCAGGCTGAATGACATCATATGGTAATCGTATCTTACTGGTGGGTTATGCGTTTGCGGTATTTCTAGAGTGGCAGAGCATCGGTAAGCCCCGTCACCTTTTACGTTACAATCATGATCAAGAGCATAACTGAGCATTGATAGCATTGCTGCTGTATCGTCAGCCACCCCATCACCTACAGCTCCGAACATCTCAGGAGTAACGTACTTAATAGCGTCATTAACGGTGCCATTAGCCAGAGAAACTAACGATGCACCAGGTATAGTATGCGATGCCAGCATAGATCTCAGTGCTGCATCACCTATTCCTACCCACGCTCCAATGCCAGTACCACCTGTGTTAGATGGTGTCGAACCTGCTGGAACTACTTTCGGAAATGCGCCATCCCAACGATAGTATTCACCATCTCCATCTGGCAAGACCCATCGCAATGCCTGATCTGATTGTGTTAAAGTTGCCCCACCCTGGAAAGAGTCAATCATCTTCCATCCCATTGCTGCGATCTTTTCCTGATATCGCATTTCCATGCCATACCATGTGAGGCGAGGATTTCCAAAACGGTCAGGCCATACTTCATTTTCATGATCATTAGACAAGTGATCTAAATTCTGAGCATTATCGTACAAATCTTTTGCAGCAGCAGACCCCAGCGGATTGCCGGTGTTATAAGTCGTCATATGAGCCTCATAAGAAAAAACCCGCCGAGGCGGGTATCTTTAATTATTTAGATTAAGCTACATCGCCGGGATAAACGGCGTTGTCGTACTGATAGAAGGAGTCGCGATATTCTTTTGCAGTTACCTGGCATGTACCATCAGATTGAGGCGCTATCTCTGAAATGATACCGCTATATCCTACACGTGAAGATTCGCAGAATATTAAACGTGGTGGTTCTATTGCAGGGTTGTTAAGCATGATATTACCGAACTCTGGTTGTTCAGGCACTGATAATTCATTGTCTCCAATTCTGGTGGCAACGAGCAAACCTGAAGCCGAACCATCCTGATAGCGAATTAGGGCTCTTGGGTTTGTAAATGTCCAGTCGAGAGGTTCAGATACCGTTACAGTCGTTACACCGTTACTAGTGCTCATAGCCTCAATCAACGTGCTTATTGTTTTGCTACCTGGAATGTCATCAGTAAAGATGATCCTGTCACCAACGTTATAGCAGAGAGCATCCATTTCCGTTGTAGTCGTGTGAGTAAGACGTTGCTGTCGATACTTCATCAGTCTTCGCATACCTATCTGATAAGCTCGGTCCTGATCAAGAACACCATCAAGCGTATAGTCTTCAATCTTTACAGGAGTTGGGTTATCTGATGTTCTGCACTGCACCGTCTCTTCAGCCCATGTAGTGCCGTTGATATATGTAACATCCACACCATCATAGTCATCTGCTGACGGAGCAACGAAAGCCGTCTGAAGCGGATCAGTCATCTCCTGTGGGCTGATTATCCCCGTCCACGTTTTCACACCTTCCCTTGATACAGATGCCAGACCATCGGTAAGAAGGAAGTAGCTTTTCCCTGCATTTGTCACCTTCTGAAGCATTTCCAGCGCAGAAACAGAATCCGTGGTGGCATAGTCAAAGAATTCGCTGCCAGGGGTCCAGTAAGAAGTTTCTAGTGAATCAATAGCTTCATGGTCCATCGCAAGCCCTAACTCATTACCTATATGATACAGAGCCCCAGAAATGCTCCTTGACACACCAGAATCATAAATTCGTGTGGCCACAATATTTACGCGGCGATCTGACTGCGCTGCAAGTTTACCGCCAGTTTCCACCGTAACCGCCATTGTAGTGACGCCAGAATAAGATGCCGGCCGAGACAACAAACGTCCTCGTAATGACTGCCAGTACATATTATCACGACTGTTATCCTGCCCCTGCTCGTTCGTACGGCGAGCTCTGACCTCTACCAGCGCTGGCGTATCCAGCGTGACTCGTTCGGTGAATCCCAGTCCATTGATATTCTGGAGGTAGTACGATCCGGTTTTACTTATCCACCCGACGCCTGAACCATATGGCCGGTACTGAATCTCCCACTTCACCTCGCGGTATTGTTTGTTCCCTTTTTTGTTATACCCACAAATTCCGTTTGGGAAGAAGAAGTTTACTTCGAACATATTAACAACTTCATTTTCTGGGCACGCCAGAAAAGGCCCCATCCAACTATCGTTCTCATTTAAACCGTTGGCTTCAAAATCAAGAACTGTGCGCGGTGAAAATCCAGGCCATGACGGATCAACGCTGCCATCAATAACTCGCTCCAGAGTTACAGAGCTACCATCTATATCAAGAATCTTATATTCGCTTCCGGAATGGGAAACAGATAGCCTGACATAACCCTCAGGAATCCCGGTGAACGGAGTCCCGGTAGCGCTATCGTAAGCGAGGGTTATTGATGCGGTAATCACATCTTCGCCGACTGGCTCAGAGTGAGGTATAAAATCAGCAATGAATAGTTGGTAATCAATGCTGTTGTACCAGAGAGTAACAGGCATCCCAACATAAGGGGCTATTTCCTCAATCGTGTCACTGGTAATTCTGCTGTAAGCACCATCATTAGTTACCACATAGGAATCAGGAACAATTAACTCAACAATTGCACCAACAGTCCATGTATCTGGAAGGTCATTTGTTGTTTCATCTCCATCATCCGTGCTCAGCCCATTAAATGTTATTGTCGGTCCGGAAACGGTTAGCGAATTAGCAACAACATCTTCCGTGTCCGGCGCGGTTTGCGCCATATCAAGACCAGAACCAGATGCGGTTCCCCCAACCTCTGTGGAATTGAACCAGTTTTCCGATCGTTGATCTCCACTAACGTTTTGCCCGGGTTGATATACTGTGTAGTTAAACCCATCGCCAAGAGAGGCACTTGGGGTTGACCCTACACGAATATCGCCATCCCCAAATGAAAAACGCCCTCTCCCCATAACAACGAACATTTCAACTGTCATTACCGTTGGATCATCAACAGAGAATCTTGTTACAGGCTGCACTGCATAGTCGGGATAAATACGGCTTCGTCCAAATAACTCGCGTATCGGGTCGCCCAATTTTGCGTTATTCGCTTTAGCAGGATTTACATCAAGAGGGTTTCCAGTACCTGATGAATAACCGCCAAGGTCACCAACACCAGGAGCAAAGAAAAGAGCATACGCGACTGATGCAACTGATACAGCAACGGCAATCCAGGCAAGAGCTACAGCGCCATAAGGGACAGGGTAAATTCTGACATCACTGTCTGATTTGATAGCAAATTCAAACCATGCCTGAGGCGGTATGTTCTCTCCATCAACATCAACGGTGATCGGGTGCTTCATATCAGGCTTATAGCCATGAACGTTCTTCGCAAGCCACTGATGGATAGTTACTGCGCCATGTTCATGAGTTTCGAGTGGCTCGCCAGGCAGCCGTGAAGGATAAATTCTGATAGTCACTTCCAGAACTCCACTTTGACAAAACGACGTTTGAAACGCGAGACAGGAAGGAAGGTAACGTTCACTTCTGGGTTGCACTCTGCGACATGCAGCTGGCCGTTAATTTCAACAACTACACCAACATGAGTAACGGTTGACCCGGAATAACAGGCGGCACCGGCACCAATACACGGCGCGCATTTTTCCAGAGAAAGCATGAGCTTTCTGGCCTCTCGGTTTAAACCTCCGTCGTCTTTTGTTATACCTGCAAAATCTGGCCACAGTGGCAGCCCAAGGTCTTTTCGTACCTCGTTCACTATGCCGAAGCAGTCAAGTTCAGGATAAGTGCGACCGCCCTTCTGCCATATGACAGAAAGGTATTTATCAGGATTGAACATTGTTGCTCCTTAACTCATGTAACGAAGGCCGGGGTAATACGGGAGGGTGTATCGGTGGCGCGGCCATGCGGTATCAAGAACATTCATGTATCCGGCAGTAATCTGCGCCTGCGTGGATGTCCATGACCCGCTTTTAATCGCCAGCGTGTACGGTACAGATGCCGGAGCACTGAGGTCCGTGGAGACATAGTTACGATATGTCAGCGATGCCTCTGAAAGGTTATCCAGAGCATTGCGTATGGCGGTGGAAGTAATGCCGTCTATGTTATCAATGGCAAACTGCAAATCTTGTGTACCATCGCTGTTTCTTGCTGGAAGGGCAATATCAATAGCCGCAGCCTGAAAGGTTACCACCTCGCCACTTTCGGTTGTTGCGGTGATGTCATCGAAGCCTTTACAAAGATAATAAACACCAGTACCGATGTTTATTTGCAGGGTTTCGATGATCACCTCTTCCCCGGATGAGGCATACAGCCTATTTAGAATCGTCATGGATCAGGCCACTCCCTGTTAAGCGCAATATCAATGATACTGCTGTTGATAATGTAATCAGGAAAATCAGCCCAGCCAGGAGCCAGAACAGGCCTTTCCCACAATTCCAACGTGGCCGTGTAGCGCCAGTAGTTGCCTCCTTCAATTGTCGGCCCCTCATAGATATCAACGAAACGACAGACATAAACATCGACAACGCCTAACGGAGATCGAAGAGGCATGTTAAACCAGTCAGCGCCATCCTTAATGGTGTCCCTGAACCATACCTCAAATAGTTGAGCTTCCGGGTCCGTAAGCAGCCATGCAACCGAGGCCTGAGTTGGCGTTGAAGTATATAATCGCCTCTGCCTCGCCCTGCCGGATGTGAGTTCGGTTCTCAGTAATGGGCTAACTGGCTTTAACCCGAACCCTTCCTGCAATGGAACAGGAAGGTAATCATTCGGATAGTTAATGCTGGTCGTTTTAGCCATTAACCAGTTCTCCTGTTAGTGTTCCAGCGCATCATTGCTTTCGAAATGTCCCCTTTCCCACTGGCAAGGTCGCTGGCTGCCTGTTGATATCCAAGTTTTGCCCCCTCAGTCGTGGCTTGCTTCATCATGGAGATCTGAGTATCAGACGGATCACCGTTAACATTCATGTTAATAACGGGAGAGAAGTTTGCTCCGCTGGTTGATTGTTGATTTACCCTGTCCAGTGTTTCATCAAGCTTTGCTGACGTCTGAGAGGTCACAACTCGCTCACCTTTCTGGAGCAACCATGTTCCTGTTTCCGGGACGCTATCAATACCATCGTGCGCCATACCTGCCAGGGCAGAAGTACCAACTGCTGCAACAAGTGGCGCAGTTACTGCCGCAGCTGTTGCCATCGCTGCAGGTGCAAGCGCGGGACCAACGATAGGAATTGCCGCTGTCGATGCGTATGCTGCGATTTGAGCCTGCAAAGATGATGCCTGTGCGTTTGCCAGCATTGATGCCGCTGCGCTTGCCTGAGTGGATTTACCTACCAGCAATTGCACTGCCTGATATACCAGCCATTGCGCCGCCATATCAGAAAGGGTTTTAATGATTGTTTCACCAAGACCAGAGAAAATATTACTGAAGAAATCACCTAAATCTTCTGCACCGTGCACAAGGTCATTAAGGTTGTCAGAAATAACCGAGGTTGCTCCACCAAGAATAGAAGTCATCGCATCTGCAGCAGTCTGGTAATATTCAGCTGATTTATCAGAATAATCATTCAACGCGTCCATTATCCCGCTTTGCCAGTCGCCCATCTGAGCATCAGACTTTTTGTAGTAGTCCTCCTGAATATCAAGACGGTCATTAAGCGCCTGCTGTAACGCTGCCGTTTCCTGGTCATAAAGCGATTTGCTTATATCACCACTTTGGTACTGTTTCTGTAGATCCTGCTGCCTGTCGAGAAAACTACGCTGGATATCCAGCAATTCCTTCATGCGCTGGCGAGTCTTGTCTCCCATACCTGCGCCGATAAAATCAGAATCATTAGCTGCCTGGTCATTCTGATTTTGCTTACGTAAATTAGCGGTAAATTCGACAAGTTTCAGATTTTCTTCGTTAGCTTTTTTGAGTGAGTTGAGGCGATCTATCTCAGTAGCAAGTTGCTCAAGTCGCTCTTTCTGAGCTGCATTAATTCCTGTTAATTTCCCAGATGTAAAATCAAAACGCAGCTTCTCAATCTCGGTTACCTGCTGATTCTTTTTGCCAGTTGTGTCAATCAGCGCTATCTGACGCTGATAACTCATTTCCAGAGACTTAAAAGCTGACTCCAGTTTTCTGGCCCCGGCATCTGGAGATGCTTTCCCGTTAGTTTCTCCTGAGCCTAAGGAATAATTTTTGCTGGAAGAAGGCGCACCTACAGTGGCCTGACTGAGAGGAAGATTATTACCGGCTTTCATGATGGACAGTCGGCGTTCTAATTGAGCTATTTCAGCTTTTTTCCCGTCAACGTCCATACCAATTCGGTTAAAGCTGGCAAGGAACCCCTGATCTTCTACATCAGCTTTAAGATTGTTGAGGCGGCGCTCTATATCCGTTACAGATGCGTTGTCACCTACAGCCTTACCGCCTTTGTACAGGTCAATTAGCTTCCCTGCTTCAGCACCAACTTTAACAAGCCAGGTCGCGAGTTCAACAACACCACCAACCAGGTCTGTCAAACCCTGAATAACCTGAGGATCTTTGAATACATCCCCCATGTCAGTAATCGCGTTCTGTAACCCTGACAGGTCAACATTGGCCAGGCCGGTTGCAATCTCAATTTTTACACCGTTTACCTGCGTCTCCATGTCCTCAAACAGGGAGTTTACTTTTACCAGCTTTTCGATATCAGCATCGTCAGGGGCAACGCCAAACTGTTTTGCCGCGTCCATGTACTGACGAAGTTTTTCTCCTCCCTGATCAAGCAATGGGAGAAGCTTGGAAAGGTCGTTACCAAGACTTTCAAGGATTGTGGTCTTTTCAGCGTTTGTTTTAATCTTTCCGAGCGCATTGCTGATAGCCAGCAACTGCTTATCTGGTGATTCACTGGCTAATTTCTTAGCCGATAATCCGAGTGCATTCAGAGCATCTACCGCTTCACCAGATTTATTCAGTACAGCATCGCCAATTTTATCGCCAATATCCTTGAAGATATCGGCCATCTGGTCGCCAGACACGCCAGCTTTTTCAGCCGCATACTGCCAGGCAAGCAAAGACTGCGTAGACATATTGAGCGATTTAGCCCAACGGTCTGTTTCGGTAATCTGCTTTGACGTTGTTTTTAGCAGGTTATAACCGGCGACACCGACACCGATAGCTGCCGCACTTGCCGCGGTAGCAAAACCAGTAAATGCTACCGCAGCCGCTTTTGCATCGGCCTGAACCTGTTTTCTCCATTTTTGAGATGCCCGTTCAGCCTGGCTTAGACCAGATACAAATCCACCAACCTTAGCTATCAGGTCAATGGTCAGCGTTCCTAGGGATTTACCAGCCATGCTATGTCCACTCCTGCATAGCCTGCTCCAGTGTAATGGAAGGCTCGTTAATATGTGGTGTGAAGTCTGTTACTTTGAAGGAGGGGGAATCTTTTCCACGGTTGACGTTAGCAAGCACAGAAGAAATAAGGCCTGCGGCCCACTCAGTACGCATCATTCCGTTAAGGCTACCGTACTTTTGACGGTAAAGAACCCAGTTGCGATACTCTGTAACGCTAACGCGTTCTTTTGCTTCAGCAATGGTGCGACCGCCGATCCCGTTGAGAACTAATTCACACCAGAATTCGTCTTCTGCGCTGAGTTCGTCTTTCCCAGATCGTTAACTTCCTGAATAGCCACCAGCAAAGCCACTGTTAGATTGCCATCCAGTGCGCCACGTTCCGGATCAGCCTCGCCGGTCACATCAGCAACGGTAAATACCTGATGCCCGTCTTCATCACAGATTGATGCTGCAATACGACCAGCAACGCCATCAATCTTGCCAAGACCGGCGAGAACATCAGACGTGGCAGTGTGATAACCCAGAGGGCGAACATAAGTTGTGGCAATATGTTCTTCCCCGTCAGCACCTTTCCATTTAATTTCTTTCTCAACAGGACGACCAGTAAAAGCACCTGTTTTTTTCAGCGTATCAAGGGTCAGTTTCATGTAGTTTTCCGGTATAAACATCAATGAGGCGGGGTATGATCCCCGCGTTTAATTAACTGCCTGGCTGTTCTTTCGGAATCCATGCCCCCTGGCCAGAGCGCTGGATGGTAGCAGACGTCTGCACGACGGTATTACCCTGGAAGTCAAACGGGAAGTCGGAAACATAACCTTTGAACACGTACCAGGTACGATCTGAAGGTAGAATCAGTCCATCAACAGCATCAGGGGAACTCCCCATTGTTGGTTTAGACTCACCATCGGACCAGCCGATCGCAAATGTTACATCACTCTGATCATTTGATTCAGCCATGTTACTGAGCATCAGGTGGCTGGCATTCTGTGGATCAGCGTTAAGCGTGGCCGTCGCCTGCCCCGGTGTGCGTAGACCCTTTTTATATTTTCGGGTGTTGCGTTCACTGAGGCACGTATCATCAATCTGATCTGCAGGGCTGCCTCCTGGTGAGAATGCCGTAATACATTCAATTTCGCTCACGACACCATTCGCGAGCACAAAAAGTTGAGTGCCTTGAGTCACTACTGACATAGTCATCTCCGGATATAAAAAACCGGCTTTTAGCCGGTGTGATGTGAGTGGTTTTAAGTTATCGGTTGACCAGCCAGTCAACGTCGAATGAATAACGGTATTTGAGGGTTGCAGAGTCTCTGCCCTGTGCATCCCAGCGGGTAATGTAAGCCTTGCGCTGAATGACATCGCGCAAGGCTCTCGCCACAGCAAGAGCATCTTCATCGGTGTCGCCATACACATCCACCTGAATGGAATAACGGTCGATGTCAGGGTTCTGACTCAGGTAATTTTCAGGTTCACCGCCCACGTTCTGCCAGACCGCGTAGGGATACACAAGGTCATCATCATGCATGCCAAACGGATAAAGCCTGACCGGGTTGGCACCAAGTAGCTCTTTTACTTTCGGGTCTGTCGAACAGACGGAAAAAACTGGAGCAATCATGCTGTCGTTCCTTTTTGTCGGCACGCCTTACTGCGCGATCGATAGCTTTTTCCATTTCTTCAGCGAAAACGCTGATTACTGCGGTATCAACACCATTCATCGCTGGTCGCAGTACAGGCTTTGCGGCGGCATGTTCGGTTCCAAATTCGAGAAAACGCCAGTACCAGGTATCGCCGCCAGGATTGCTTTTATCGCCCAGTGTTTTGAACGTTTTCCCAGCCCTGCCTTTCCTGACGTTAGCCTTTGTGTTTGCATACTGACTGGCGCCGCCCATTACCCCAACACGAAATGCTAGATCACCCGTCCTACGGAATTGTTTGCTGCTGAAGCTGGCGACAATATTTTTATATATCGCCTCTTTGGTGAGGGGATCATCAACTCTGGCTGCGTTACTTCTGGCGCGATCCCTGATTATATTCGCAGCCTTACGCAGCGCAGAACGCCCGGCTTTATTTCGGGTAACGTCGGAAACAGCCTCCATTTTTCCAAGCAGTGATTCGAGGCCTGTAAGGTTTACTTCAACACTATCAGCCATCGTTTACCCCCTCAGAACAAGGAAGCGTCAGATATTCACGACCACTTTTCGGGTCCGGGAGCACGCCCTCAACGTTGTATACTGAGCCACGAAAGAGAATACGGTGCTTTCGGGTAATACCTGCACGGTAACGAATCGTTATGCGCGTTGTTATTTCGCCCTGTGATGCCTGGGCCGCTATAAACTCCCGTGCTGATAAGGGGGATATTTCGGCCCAGATAGTTGCGACATCGCGCCAGGTATTAATTACGGCTCCCGTTGTAGGGTTCTGTTCTTTTACCGGCACCTGCAGGGTAACCCTGTGACGCAATTTCCCGGCTTGCATATCACCCCCTAGGTTTTTGACTCAAGTAAACTGGTCGCTCATCACCTAATGAAGTAGTATCAATTTCTTCATCTTCGGCCAGTGACTGGATAATGACATCACACAGAGCTGCGTTTGATTCAGCCAGGCGGCTTATCGCTTCCGTCTGTTCTCTCTGAGCTGCGGTTTGTTCCCGCAGCGCCGCTATTAGTTCCTTTACCAGTTGCTCGTTCATAAGCTATTTTCGCCCACTTTTTTATCCATTCGCGCCTCTGCGCGCACCCGGAACAGGTCATATTTACACCCCGTAAATTCGGTATGGCTGCAGCAAGGCTTCAACTGCATACGGAACCTCTGCAACGGTCTGACCAACGACCACTGATTCTCTGTTGGCATACCAGTGACCTATCAGCAGTAACATGGCCGCTTTAACATCATCATTCAGTAGAATCGGGGCAGGGTCGTCTACGTAACCAGGGCTGCCTTCTTTTTCATAGAGCGTTCGCCGCGTCCATGTCTGAACGTAACGCGCCGCCGCGCCAGTGTATAAAGTCAACAAGGCATCATCACCGGTAAAGTCGGTATCAATGCGGCAGTGCTGTTTCACCACATTTTGATCAAGCATTTTTCTGACCTAAAAAAGCGGCCCGCAGGCCGCAGTGTTTATCAGCTACCTGCGCCGGTGCTGAAGGAGCCATACACGAACGCTTCAGGGCGTTTGACGGCCAGCGCCAGACGTTCCTCGCAACGGATGGTGATCATGTTTTTCTCGAAATCGTCGGCGTTCTCCGTGGAGATAACGACATTCGCATCTTCGCGGTCGAAGATTTGCGCGCCAGCGTTGAAAGCACCAGTCAAAAATTTACCCTGGAAGGCTGCCGCTTCAGTGGCAACAACCGGCAGGCCCCACAGCGTCGGCCCAGTCAGCGCTGCAGGGTTAGCCAGGATGTAGCGGCCCAGGCTGTCTTTTGTCAGTTCGATCCGCGCCCAGTCGATGAAGTGAAGAACGTGACCGGATGCAGGGAAGCGCGCCAGTTGCGCCTGCAGCATTGCCAGACGCAGATCGTCAATACCGCTCTGCTGTTCAACAGTAAACGCCGGGTTAAATGCTGATGCCTGAGGAACAATGCCGTGCAGATGCACGCCGGTACCATCACCGAAAAGAATTTCCTGCTCTTCCGCGTACTTCAGTCCGTAGCGCATTTCGGCATCAACGGTTGACTGCAGCTGTGCGAAGTCATCCAGGATCTGCTTTGAGGCTTTGAACAGGTGAGCGATGGTGCTGACGCCCGTGATTTTCGGCGTAAACTCAATATCGCTATATGGTTTCTGGGTATTTTCAGGAACCACTTTCGCGTTGTTGGTAAAGCCTGTCTGTTGCACCCAGAAAATAGCCGGGGAGGAAGTGCGACCAGGTGCAATCAGATCGCGGATGAACAGGCGCTGTTTCGGTGCTGTATCGATGCCCGGAATTCGCTGGGGTTCGACAACGCCATCAGGCACATCCGCAGAAGTCAGTGCAGCCTTAACCGGGATACTGATACGTTTGCCACCTTCCACGCCGGAGGCAAAGGTTTTCAGAGCTTCAGCAGAGATCACCTGCTGACCGATTGATTCCACAACATGCTTCGCGTTTGCCAGCGGCATCTGGGCGACATGTTGCTCCAGTTCGCCCATCGCTGCCTTCAGCGTTTTTTCTGCTTCGCGCAGGGCGTTGAACTCAGAAGCCATTTTATCGACGGCTGCCTTTGTTTCTTCCGAAAGCTTGCCGGATTTTTGCGCCTCCTTCACTGCTTCTTCTGCTTTCGAGTTGAACTTGCCGGTTGCCTCTTCAATGCTGGCCGTGACTTTTTTCAGAATATCGTTTACTTCAGACATAAAAGGTCCTTATTTGACTAACGCCGCCAGGGCGCTTTCAAGTGAATTGATGGTTTCAGGTTTGATGTCTTCGGCAGCGCCCGGCGTACCGTCGTTGGTGGTGACAGCGCCAGGCATGCCACCGGATAAGGCTTTAATGAGTTTTCGGCGCTCAGAGCGCGGGGTGTTGGTCTTGGCCAGCAATGCATCAAGTTTGCGAAGCGCGGCTGCAGGCGATTCGTCGCCGTCGCTGACAGCATCAGCAGAAAGCAGGCTGTCTGCCAGTCCCTTCGCCACAGCATCACTGCCACCGATATAGCTTTCCGCGTCCATCATCTTCTGCACAGCGGCCATATCAAGGCCGGATCGCGCAGCGTAGATGTCAGCCATAGCGGTATCGAATGGTTCCAGTGACTGTGCCAGTTCTGCAAAATCATGGCGGTTTCCCATCGCGTATACCCAGCAGTTGTGGATCATCAGAAAGGCACCGCGGCCAATCTGAATATCATCCCCGGCCATCGCAATTATCGAGGCGGCACTGGCGGCAATGCCCAGCACCTTCACAGTTACACGGCCTTCGTATTCGCGGAGAAGGTTATAAATAGCCAGACCTTCGAACATGTCGCCGCCCGGGGAGTTGATATTCACCGTAACGTCGGCGCCATTCATCGCCCGAAGTGCACCGGCAATACGTTTAGCTGTTACCCCTTCGCCCCAATAGTCCTGTCCGATCACATCAAAAACAGAAATGCTGTTATCGTCGGTGGCCGCCGCTTTGATCCCGCCGTCCCAGCGGTCCAGTGCAGACGGTAATGTTTCACAGGTAACGCGCGCGCAGGGGCGACCCACCGGTGCTACCGGAAGTTGTTTTTTTCTCATCAGGAAAGTGCTCCTAAGCGGCCTGTTTCAGCGGAGATTGTTCAAAGGAAATATCGGGGAATACGTGGTTATGCAGCTCTCGCAGGGCCAGCGCCTGAACAGCAGGGTTGCTGCTTTCGAGATTTTTCAGTTGCGTCAGGTTGAGTTGAACGGTGTAAATATCGCCCCCTTCAATTGGCGGCATGTTCTCAAGACGACGAACGTCATTACGGGACATCCAGCCATTCTGAAGCGCGCTGGTATAGTATGCCGCGCGACCGGCACTATCGGCTCGCAGTAGACCTTCAACAGAGAATTCTGCAAACACTTCGTCATCGCTGTCGAGTAAGCACCGGCCAATTTCCTGCTCAATATTCACCAGCAGCGGTCGAAGAGTATGAGTCAGGAACTGCAGGTTCATACCCTCAAGGCTGGATGCCCAGCTGCTTTGTTTCGTGGTGTGGCCAACCATGAAAGGAGGTACACGAAACCAGCGGCAGATTTCCTCAATACTGAAAGAGCGGCTTTCCAGCATCTGGGCGTCTTCCGGATTCATGGTAACGCCCTGATACTTCAATCCGCCTTCAAGTACCATGATTTTCCCGGCGTTTTTTGAACCGGTAAATGCAGCCATGTAGCTGCGAAGTCTTTCACGTTGTTCGTCACTCAGCGCATTATCAGCGGAGAGAAAACCTGAACTCTGAAGCCCCTGCTCAAATATCTTCGCAGCAGACTCCTCAACCGCCATTGCTGAACCGATCACATCCCGTCCGGTTTTCATCGGCATCATGCCGCAAACACCGTCCAGACCGAACCCGCGAATGTGCATGATGTTTTTGACGGAAATGACGCGCTCGCTACCGTTTTCAGTGTATTTGTATTCCAGCGCCCCGGAAGTGAGACGTTTAACCACCATGTTCTGCGGCAGCAAAGGCACCAGCGAAACCAGGCGATTTGCGATGAATTTCTTCTCAATGAAGGCGTTCCCGCGCAGGCAGATACTGGCGACCACCATCAACATAAAGCGTGATGGCGTCATTTCTGAATTGGGACGGCGGCACAGTATCAAATAGGCCGGGTGATCGGTTGCTGCTTTTCGTGAACCGTCAGGCTGTCGAATGTATATTTTCAGCGGAAGGGTTGAAATAGACTCGCTTAACAGCCTTACGCATGCCCACACAGCCGATAGCTGGATGGCTTTATCGGCCGTTACCACCTTTCCGCTGCTGCTGGTACCAAACCATTCCTCCCAGAACGTGCCAGTAGTGAGGCTGATAGGCACACCGAGCCAGTTAAGCAGAGCGCTTTTCACCCTGCCTGGCTGTTTGTTTTTTTTCATCAGAAACCTACCATGATGGGATTATTGAAGAATCCGGAAAGATCCTGCTGGTCGTTGCCACCGTTAACCAGAACGCGGCTCATTGCTGTGAACAATGCCGCTGGGCCATCAATCTTGGCCTCTGGTGTGGACTTGTTCGGGAAAATGTTCTCGTTCCGGTCAGGTTTGACGGTTACGTTGGACATCATCCAGTTCATTACCGGGTGATCGCTGTGATGGAAGCGGCCACCATATACCAGTGCTTCGACCTCCTTCATCGCCTCAGAGAAATTGCGAATCGTCTGCGGCACCTCCACCAACGGCAACCCTTCTTCTGCCAGCGCAAGGCTGAACTGCGTAGCACTCCAGGGATCGAAACCAATTTCTTTCAGACTCTCGCCAGCAACCCACACCTGCAGCTCTTCCTTAATCTGAGCATGGTCGATTACATCCCCGTCGGTAAGGATCAGCTTGTCCATCTCGGCCCACTTACGATAGAGCTCTGCCATCTGGCGTGAACATTTCTCAAGGCGTCCCTCCGGCAGCCAGAATTTAAAATCTGCATGGACATGACCATCCGGAGCGCGCCAGACTTTAGCAGCCGCACAGATATCAATTTTGTTTGAAAGGTCAACGCCCACCCAGGAGGGATAGGTTTTAAGCTCGTGCTGCGGGGCGATAAACTCGCATTTCTCCCATTTCATCATGTCCATCCAGGCAGACTCAGCAGTAACCCAGATATTCATGTGCTTGGTGAAAAAGTTAATCCTGGCGGAAACCTGTTCTTTCGCCTTTTTAGCCAGGCGGCGCAGGTCATCCCAGCGCTTACAGATACCCAGCCCCGGATTCGCCTTCTGCCAGACTTTTTCATCAAAGGGATCGTCACCTTCGTCTAACGTGTAGATGATGGCAAAAAACGTATCGTCTTTTACCAGCCCGCGCAGCACCTTGATGGCGTAATCACGCAGTTCGTAGCAGATGCCTTCTTTGTTGAAGCCAGCGGTAGTGATACCAAAAAGCAGAGATTGCAGACGCGCGCCGGTTGCCGTCTCCAGAACGTCCCATACGTCGCGGGTTTTGTGAGCATGCAGCTCGTCAACGATGGCGCAGTGAATGTTCAGGCCGTCGAGGTTGTTCGCATCTGATGATAATGGCTCAAACTTGGAGGCCGTTTGCTCCTGGTAGATAGCGAGCTTGTTGAATTCGAAGATCCGCCCAAGAGTGGCTTTTGCCTTCTTGACCATATTCTTCGCGTCTTCAAAAACAATTCGCGCCTGGTCACGGGTGGTTGCAGCGGAATAAACCTCCGCCCCGCCCTCGCCGTCGGCACCAGCCATATACAACCCCACGCCAGAGCACAGTGTTGATTTGGCATTTTTACGGGCCACCTCAACATCAGCCGTACGGAAGCGCCGAACCATTACTGGACGACCGCTGCCGTCATTACGCAGGACGGTTTCCCCTGTTTCCTCATTAACCAGCGGGATAACAAAACCAAAAATATTAATCAGTATGAAAACATGCCAGTCCATCAGCTCAATAGGCTGGCCTGCCAGCGCGCCTTTTACGTGAGGCACAAAATTATAGAAATTCAGAATGTGCTGCGCGCGCGGCTCACTGAAGAAAATTCCACGCTCTTCGCCGTTTGCCAGATCGTCAAGAAAACGCTGACAGGCAAGGCGCACATACTCACAGGCAATAATTTCCCCCGCCACTACCCTCTCGGCGTAGCGGATGCCTTCTGCAACCTTAGCCATTAATCCCTCGCTTTCATAAACTCGGTCAGCGGGTCAACCACGTCAGGACCTTTTGCATTCACCTTAGAGCGGCTGGCTGGCGTCATGCCAAACTCACCGAGCATGGCGCGAAGACGTTTCCAGGCGTCAGCTTTCATGATGGCTGCTGGGTGAGCCTTGATCATGCGTATTTCTCGCTCTTTGCCTTCGTCTGGATCTTCGGCGCTATATACGGCGTAGGTGTAGCCTTCTCTCTCGAGCGTATCGCAGTGATGCCGATACTCGGTGTATACCTCAACCAGAAGCTCAAGTGCTCTCGCGTCCAGCTGCGACATGACGCCAAGCGCATCGAGCTCTTCGGCCATACGCCTGAACCAGTATTTCCCCTGCTTGTCGAAATGCTTTGGTGTTGGGGGTACCCCAGCAGCAGGCTTTGGTTCGTTTTCATTGATCGGTCGTTTTGATGGGTTACCCCTCACCAAACGTAGATGTGTCGGGGTTTTCGGTGGTCCAGACATAATCGAAAACTCCTATTAATCATCGAATGGGGGACCCCATAAAAAAGTTTTCTAACCTGCGGCGATCTGAAAAGAGGTTAGGCGGCGGTCCTTTGGCGCGTCGTTCCTGAACTTTCAACCCGCCCTCCCCCTCTGTCGATGCAAGTGAGAATTTATATCATTTGAACCTTTCGACCGCTGTCTTCGCCCTGTGGCAGGGCTTGCAGAGGCTTTCGAGGTTGGACAGGTCATCGGTTCCCCCATTTGCTTTGGCGGTGATGTGGTCCACCGTCTCCGCGGGTGTATACCTTCCATTTCGCAGGCATTCCTGACAGAGGTGTTTATCCCTGTCGAGAACGATTGGACGCAGCCTGTCCCACTTGCTGCCATAACCGCGCTGATGCCTGCTCTGTCCTCGCTGATGCTGCTGCCAGCCTTCGTTAAGATGCTTGATGCAATAGCCTGAGCGATCGGTGGTTGTGCCAGGGCAGCCACGCTTGCGGCATGCTCTCGGAATTAACGCAGGCATCAGGCTAACCTCCACGCCCGGCGGCGTTCTGTTCGTGGTGCTGAGTCAGGGTGACGTTCAACCGGTTCACCATCTGCATGATCCACCAGCGAGTAGCACGGATAGACCACTGCGCCGCCATAAGCATCACCCACTGCATAGTCGGCTGGCTTACTGCTATCCCATCGAGACAACACGCGGTTAATATGTTGCGGAGGTACGCTATAGCACACCCCGTGTATCAGTCGCGGCAGCGTGATGTAGTCAGCCTGAGTCTTATCAGCAACTATCAGCCGTTCGGCTATCTGCATCTGATACTGCGGCGGTCGGCCGGTACCGAGATAAAAGCTAAGCATGTCGTCTGGAAAGCGGGTCAACCAGTCGACCACTAGCTCAGCAAACCATGGAACGGGCATCGCGTCGTCTTCCAGCACCACTATCCGGCATGGTTGGCAGGCAGCCCACTCAAGCGCGCGTCGATGATTCCAGTTAGCGCCGTGGTTACCGTCATCAATAAGCAGATGTGCATCCAGCAACGCGGCAAGTCGTTGCGCATGACCTTTGCGAGAGTGATGGGCAACCACAACAAACTTTACTTGTGTTTCCACCATGCAACCTCCTTACCGATACCCTCGGTTTTGAACACCGTGTGTACCAGAGGGCCGGTGACCAGCCTGTCAGCGAATGACTGCGCGACAATACCGAACGCCAACATATCACCCACCGCGGCGCCAACCTGTTCTTTCTTCCAGAAACGATAACTCTCGATCCGGTAGTAAAGACGGATGATGCCGTGAGCGAACGCCATTACATCAGCGCGGGTGCCACCCAGCAGACCAGCGTTAAGCATCACATCGCCGCGGTGCGCTTCAATGAATTCCTGATAGATACGCTCAGGATGATTCTGTTTCGCCCAGGTGTCGGCGTATGTCTTCGGTTCAGAACCGACGTAAACATTCCCGGGCTGCATTTCTTCCCACGGCGCGCGAAGCATTTCGACATCGGTGCCATCAGTACACCAGACGAACCGGTATTCAGGATGATCTCGCAGGTGCTGCCAGATGTGCAGCCAGCGCCGGAAATAGACATTCATCTTTACGTCAGAAACGAGATACAGCTCAACATCTGCCGGAGCCGTCAGTAATTCATCCACCAGCGCAATACGCCCACAATTCCGAAGCGAGGCCGCCCATTTGGTCAGCATGTCAGGCGAGGCCGTCATTTTCGTACCGCGCTGAGGGTCAGGCTGGCTGGTCAGTAGCGTAGTGATAACCACGTCGCGCTGACGCCGATATTCAACGTAACCGGTAAAGCCGGTATCACGTCGTTCGTTGTGGATCTTCACATTACGTTCCACCAGCGCCTGGCGGTCGGGCCTCGGTACCGAACGCTCCACCGCTTCATGCTCATCGAGGGAATGAATCAGCTTGTCTGAACCGAGGACATCAGCGTAAGCCCACGTAGTCAGTCCAGCGTTATGGATGCGCAAGGCGAGGTCGCTGTGTTCGTACATGCCGCGACCATAAACCGGATCGAATCCGCCTACCTTCTCGATGGCGCTGCGATGGTAATAAAGCATCACGCCGCGCTGCCCGGTGTAAGCCACATGCTGATCGTCACGGTAAAGCTCCGAAAGGTCATTCAGCTTGTTCGTGCCAGCAAGATCGAGAAACTGGTAAGCCAGGTGTGGCTCTGGTGATTCGATGTAGGGAAGGTGCCAGTTATCGGCGATGGGCCAGGCATCATCATCCCACAGAAAAAGATGCTCGCACCCGGCATCCATCAGGGCTGACAGGCTGGCGTTCTTCGAAGCAACAATGCCGAGTGATGTTTCATGGCGAAGCAACTGCACGCCGTCAGATACTACTGCAGCAGGTTTCGAACCATCATCGACAACCACCACCAGCGCACCTGGTGGTAAAAACTGTTGATGCTGTGCCAGCGCCCTCTTCAATACGTCAGCGCGATTATGCGTTGTGATAACAATTCCGATACGGGCTACTGAATTGCAGACAGGCGCATACGGGACATTATCAATAATGACCTGCATATTTTCTCCGGGGTGAGACTACTGGCGTTTTATGATGACCGTTCCATAAAGCGTCTGACGCTTCACTTCACCTTTCTCTGCTACCACATAGCCACGTTCATCATGAACAGCAGTAATTACTTCGCCTTTTTCATCGTCAGCAGTGAAGACATGCTTAACCTCAATACCATCGAGAAAAACAGCGTATCGCTCTACACCGAGATTAATCTTCCTGCCGGGATCGTCATCTAATACAGTGAGACGCATATGACCTCCACAGGCTTCCTTAAGTGAATGAGATGCCAAGACTAACCAGCACGACTTTCTTTTCCTCAATCCGGCGATTAAGTTCAGCCACTGCATGTGGGCGAATAGCATCGAGAAAGGCTTTATCCTGATAGGTGGACTGAATTGTCACACCAAGCCCATCACCACTTTCCAGTATGCCTTTCTGTCGTTGTAGCTCTTTTATCCCGTTGTTGATGTAATATGCTTCACTTAGGTTCTCTACGTTCACGACCTGATTCCTTCAAGCAGTTAGCCTGTACTGATTTGTTGTGCGCCAATATGTCCCGCTTCGTCTGTTTATCCAGCACGGCAATATCGTGCTCAGTGAGGTAGATGATATTCACCCAGTCACAGGCCGTGTCCGTTACTTCAGGTTTTGCGGGTAAATTTTTCGCGCAACTCACGGTCAACATCGTCATCAGGAAGATGATTAACTGTCTGTTGTACATCCCTGGCTCCTTTTGTTGTTTCTACCCGGCGTTCGGCTACCGCTTCAGTAGCTGCTGCACGTTCTTCAGTGCGTTGCTGATCCGCTTTTGTTTCGGCGATACTGGTACCGAGAGATTTACCCAGACCAAAAGCACCGGCAATTGCTGCCAGCGCGGCAACAATCAGGCCGATAATCATTTCAAGTCCCATAGCGACCTCATACCAGTGCGGCTTTAGCTTTGGCGTAACGTTCACGGCGGTCGTTAATGCCGTTCTGTCCACCATTGATGATCTGAGTGATGCGAACCAGATCGCCGGAATAGCTCAGGCATCCGCTGGTGGCGTAGAACCATGCAGCTGAACGTGCAGCGTTGATGTCCTTTTCCAGCAACTCAGGATTACTGAGTAAATCCAGTTTTAATCCCGTTCCGCAGCGGCGGTAATTATCAAGACCGGTAATCTGAATCAGCCCACGGCCACGATATTTCCACCCATCGCCTGATGCTTTGTTACCGAGGCGATTGCTGTACACCAGATTTGCAATGGCTGGTTGATTGGCTACCTGCCCTTTTTCTTTGTCACGCCCAAGCATATTGGCCTGGTAGTTAGTAATTCGGCGTCCAAAGGTGGTCAGCAAAGCGGCTGGGGTGTAGTTGAAGCTCTCCACCAGCGCAGAGAATCCCGCTGATTCATGTCCTGACTGAGCAATAAACATTGCCTGGTCTTCAGGCTTAACAATGCCGAACTCTTTCATTGCCGCGTCAATGTGCGGAAACCAGCGCGAAGCTAACCCGGCGCTTACACCAGCCGCCTGTTGAAATTGTGATTGGTTCATTAATGCCTCAGCGTATCAACGAGACGCGCCACGTTCCCACGAGCCCATAACACGGCAGCGCAAATAAGAAGGTTTACGATGACCACCATCCAGTGTGACTCCTGGTAGAGGCCAAACAGATATCGGAATGGAACGCTGGCATAAACCAGCACAACGAAGTAAGCCAGCAATGATATAGCGGGGCGATGTCTTGCCCCTTCACGCTGGTAGAACATCAGGACAAGGACGATGACCGCACAAATACCTGCATTCACCATCGCTGACGGATCACTTGTTACCATTGCTGGCCCCTCCTCCACGGAATCGCGAAAGAATACTGAACAGGCTTCCCAAATCCTGACTGTTGAAAAATGTGAGCACTTTGATTGTCATCGCAGCCACTACAACAGCACCAAGTGCGTCTAATGGTCTGTCACTGTATCCGGTAGCCTGTGACAACTTTGAACCAACCAGGCCAGCAGCAAGAACGCCAACAATGAATGACGTCATGAAGTAAGCAATCAATCGTACTCGTGTGATATTTGCCGCTGTCGCTACATAAAATACTGCACCAGCGAATGCGCCAAATACCACGCCATAATCAATACCGGTTGCAAGACCAAATACGCTGGCTCCCATCAGTCCCCCAGCCGCGACCGTAGTACCAGAAACAGGATCGGACATTAAGCCCCCTCTTATTGCTGTGAATCCTCTCAGATTGAGGGGAATAAAAAGGGCCGCTAAATGCGACCCTTATAAAATAATAATTAGATTAGGTATTCCTAGTCCCGCAGAAAATACTCATGACATTTATATAAAAAGTTGTTAACTGATGTTCTTAATTGAAGGTTGTCTTTATAGGTAGCTTCTGCCTCCAAGAATGGGGTTAAGGCATTCTGAACATTACCCATCGCTTCCAACAATTCATACCCGTCTTCACCTGGGATGATAAGTAAGGTAAGTAGATTTTTGTTCGATTCTGCTCGAAAGATGTTTTCTCGAATATGATCGGGCATGGATTCTTTACTGACCGGGTAGATGCGTCTCTCCCGGATATCTTTGACCCAAGCATTATAATCGGTAGAAAGATAATTAATTGCCGTCACATAGGCAGCTGCAGCCACCCTGATCTCATTGTTGATTTTTTCTTTGGATTGCATTGCGTGCTGCATTTTTGCTAGTTGATAGCTGTTCCTTAGGGCCAGGTAAGAAATGATCCCTGGAATTGAGCCAGCAATGAATGCTCCAGCGATGGTGTCCCAGGCAAAAGGTGTATCAACTATAATCGCTGGAACCTTGTCCAGAACGATATGTGCCGCCTGGACAGACGAAGTTACCACCTGCTCCATCTTTTCAATGGAAAACGGAATTCCTTGCCAAGCCATAAAACCCCCTGAAATTTATTGGGGGATAATAGCAAAAAACCCGCTCAATGGCGGGTTCTTAATGTTTGTTGCTCTGTTCGCTTTAACGTCCCGAGCTTAACACAATTTAAGCACTTTCCGCGCAATTATTCAAGTAGAATCTGTCGCCATTTGTGCCGAATGCGTCACACATTGGCTTGTATAGCATCGATTCTGCAACATTTAGCCAAACATCAATCCGGCTTTCACAGGTTCGCAAACACCATTCAGGATGCTTTTCATTTAGGTCTCTTGCCATCGCCTTTTTGCTCAGGCGCTTGATATAACGATCTTCAATAAGAGCGTATAACTTCTTATGCCCTGACTGCACAAGGATACCGCTGAGTACAGCGTTGATGGCCAGCGCTTCTTCATCGGTACAGAACGCCAGGCCGCTTTTATTATTCCCTTCCTGAATTTCTTTGAAGAACGCTTCAAGTTCTGGTTTGCTGATACCCGCTTTCTTCATCCGGCGTAGCGCTTCTTTGATAGCTGTCTTGGTTATTTTTCCGGATGCCAGCAACTGGTTAAACATATTCCCACCACTACCACCGCCGATATAAGACCAGCGGCCCCACATGCGCAACTTACCCTGTATCCAGATGCTTTCCAGAGTACGAAGACGAACCATTTCACCAGATTTACCAACTTCAGAAGGATTAATCATTTAGCGTTCTCCACTTACGCCAGTACGCCGATTGCCAGCGCACGATCTATAATCCGAAACACCAGGACCAGTTGGTCACCGTATTTCGCTTCAAATGCCACAGGATCAGCATGCAACTCGTCGTGATGCTCTCTGCACAGAGGAATCACAAACAGGTCGTGTGCCTTTGTACCCATTCCACCCTGCCCGTGGCCAATCAGGTGGTGGGGGTCGTCAGCTTGCTTGTTACAGCAGACGCACGGCTGGGCCTTAACCCATCTCGTGTATTTCTCATTCACCCAGCGGCGACGCTTGGGTTTAAGCATGAAGGATTCCGGTGTCTCCGGATCTACCTTCATCGCCACTATCTTTTTCGCTTTCTCCTGTACCAGTTGTTGAGCGGGTAATGTCGAAACAATATCGCTTTCACGTGTTACCGACTGATGGGGCTCTTCCTTCATACGAAGAGCTTTATGCGCTACGGCTTCAGGTATCTCGTCAGCCAGGTCGTTCCTTACCATCCACCAGCAAAACTCCGGCAGCGTAAGAACGTGGTCCTCACTGAAACCTAATTGACCGTTAACAACCTTCAGTAGCCAGGATACCAGGTTTTCACGGGCTATACCCGCCAGACCTTCAGTGAACTGATCACGAATTTTTAAGTCACAGCCCCAGCACGTGCGGATTGAGCCAGGCGCATGCCGGGTGATGGTGTAGTTGCGATCATGCCACTCGCTGTGTGGGTACTGACATTCCATTTTTCTTTCAAGCCAGGCATCCAGTGAATTCAGTCCACCAGCACGATGTATGACCTTCTGATTTTCAAAGACATCACGCATTAACGGATCGTTCTGAAGCTCCTGGGCAGTCTCTGGCAGCAAACCAGACGGCAACTCAGCCATTGACTCTGCCTGTGGCTCGATAAGAACACGCCCACGTCTGAATAGATGCATCAGTTCACTGCCAGGGCGAAATATCACTACCCCGGTCATAGGTGCCACTTCAGGTGTCAGTAATGCCCTCACGCTACCTGCCCCTTAGCAATATGCTCTGCCCACAGACCACCAACCCAGCGAACACCCTTGGCGGTGAAGCGGGACTGATTGAACGCATAATTTGTCTGGTTTGTCGTGCCCGTCTTCACCTCGAAGCGCCCTGCTTCGATATGCTTGCTCTTTGGCGTGAGAACACGGTTAAGCCGGTACATGATGCCGTTCTCAATCAGGAACATCGCAAACTCTGGCTCTTTGGCGTTAAGCAGCTTGGCAACCTGCCGGAAAGTCATTGACCCAGTAGCCGTAACATAACGATCAACGAACTCGGCCTTCGGTGCTGCTACTGCCAGTTCTTCACTCAGGCGCTGTTTCTGTTCTGCCAGATCAGCAGCAAGGCGCAGGGCCTCAGGAAGAGACCGGGGAACAATCATTCCACCATTGCTCTCCAGTTCCTGCCAGCGGTCAACAAGTCTGGCGGTAAACTCCGGCGATAATTGAGCAACGATCACATAGCTGTCTCGTTTGTTCACTTCATAGTGATGGTAGGTCTGACCGTTCTGGGGATGGGTGTACTGCAATGCAGCATACCCTCCAATCACACCGGAATTCATGAGGCGCTCTATCGTTACGCAGACATTGCTGTGACGGGAATCAACCAGTTTCGCAATCTCACGGCTGGACATGGTGATCTGCTGCCCCACTGTCGCTGCATGATGGGTCGGACACGTTACTGTTATGCTCATTTGTTGCATGCTCTGTCTCCACTTATCAGGCGGCTGCACCCGCCATTGGTACATGTTTAGTGATCGATATTTCTACTCGCCCACCAGGTACTTTCGGTCCCCACTCCACCAGCATGCGTCGCACCTGACTGTCGTCCTCCCAGATGCCTGCATGTGTAAGCGCGTCAAACAGCGCTTTGTTGTAGTTGTCTATGTCGCGGCGGCGTTCATCAGGTGGATAGAGAACAATCTCTACTGATGCCTGTGATGATGACGGCTTAGGGAGAATGCGGAGTTGCTCAACGATAGCCACACATGCTGCGCTCTGGTATGCCCTGCCTTTGGCACTGATGAGGTGGCGGCCAGCCAGTGGCCCCTTGTTAGGAGCACGCCAGTAGGTGTTTACGCTCGGAGGAAATGGCAGTACCAGTTTCATCATGATTCCACCCCAAAGCGCCCGTTCATGCGCCCTATTTTTCCTACGAACTCCAGCAGGGTTATCCCCAGTGGCTTTATCTTCTCGTGATGCTTCTTCAGGATCGGCGGGACTGTCTCGTTCCAGTTTGGTTTGGGCTTCACCTTCATTGCTTTCCTAATCTCGTCGCTACAGCGTTTAGCCTGAGCCTGAATAGCGTTCTCGGTTTCCTGGTTCATGCGCCTTCTCCTTTCGCCCAGTCGATGTGCATTATGCTGCCCGGAATCAGATGCAGGTCTGGTTTAACAGACTGGTTTCCCCAGTGATGCCAGCCGGGGGCCGCGCAGCGGCTGAACAATTCAATGCGTGACACATCGCCATATAACTGCTCCAGACGGTAACGCGCTTCTGCTGGCTTCTGGCTGTGATCGCCGAGTGGGCTGTAGATAACCTGCTTGATGCTGGCGTTCTGACGCTCAAGACCTCTTCCTCTGGTGGCTATCAACAGATCCTCGGTATTGGCGCGGGTATAGTTACCACCGTTCATTCGGGTCTGAGCGTTCAACAGGTCGAGGAAGTCGTAAAAGTCCTCTACTCCACCAGCCTGAAGCGCTTTATTGATATGCTGTTCTGCCAGTGCGTTAAGCTTCACCCAGGTGAATCCCTTCATGGTCCGAACCTTAAAACCCCATGCCTCAGCAAGTTCGATCGCTTCACGGGTATGTGTACCGGTGAACCACATGGCCAGAACGGAATCTTCCGCAGCCAGCTCCCAGACGGGCAGACGTTTTATGTCGATGAGTTTCATCGTGCCGTAATGGTTTTCCGCTGCGCCATTGCTGATAGTGTTCCCATATTCCCATGGTGGATCAGCGTAAATCAGTGAATAGTTCATTAACGGCCTCCCGAAAATCGACCAGCCAGATAGCATCCGTCTTCGGCAATAACTGCTGGTTTAGCCAGGCCAAGACAGCGCTGACGTTCTGTCAGTATTGCTGCTCGCTCTGATTCAATGGCTGATGCACTGAACGCCTCCATGTAAATCGTCGCGGCACGGTGAAAAAGACCTTTCGACTCTAGGCCTTTCGCCGTTTCCATCAGGGTGGTGACTTCAGGAATTGGTTCAAACACCTCGAAGTGGCAATCTGCTGGCGGTTCCGCGTAGTAACGGAATTGACGGCCATCACGTTTACGTGTTGCCAGTTCTGAACCATAAAGTCGGCAAACAGTGAGTTGAAGTTGGTCCTGGCTGTATTGGGTCAGACCTTCGATGATGTCCCTGGTCGTGGAGCCGGGGTTCATGGCAATAAACATCTGTACCGTTTTCAGAATGCTCATCATTACCCCCTGAATCCTTCAGGAATGCGTGTATCGCACTCGTATTTGGATTTAAACATTGGGTCCTCTCGAACCTCATGTTTGCTCGCTGACGCTGATAACTTCAGAGACAACTCATCCCATTTTTCACGCAGTTTCGAAGGACTAAGAATATTTTTGCACCAGAAAGGATCACGATTAACACGACCGTACAGTTCGCAGATCTGGCGGTGATTGCGATTATCTTGAGTGCACATCAGACGAACCTCGTTAGCCCAGGAAACCCAGTTAGGCTCTTTAGGGCGAACAAGTTCACCGTCAGACTCAGCGGCTTGCTCGTAAAGTCGGATAATCTTTCCCCAGATCCATTCTGCGCAGGTTAAATCTTCCTGAGTTCCCCATTGACGTTTTGCCGCACTGAAAACCACCGCTGTGGGATGACGAGACAGAAAATCATTTGGATTAACCAAAGCGTCCGGTTGCGAAGCTTCCGGACAAGAAGGGGTTTTATTCTCTGTAGTACTCTCTGTTGTATTCTCTGTTGTATTCTCTGTAGGATCATCAGTGCATTTTGACCTGATGACATCGGTTCGTTTTGACCTGATGGAGCGTGTCACTTTGACTTCTTCCATCGTGTCATTTTGACCTGATGGAACAGCGCATTTTGACATCTTCGATTCGGTCACTTTGACTTCATCTAAAAGCTCGCTTTCATAGTTGATTGTGTAGAAGTTGGTCATGTCGCGTTGAGACTTGTTCAGTTGCTCAATTTTGAGCACACCGAGTGTCTTCAGGCGGGTGAAGGTGCGCTTCAGTGTTGACTCAGACCAGAACGGGAACTGCTCCAGCCACTGTTCTGTCGTGTTGTAAATCCAGCGAACACCATCACTTTCCATGCCTGATTTGGTTTCTTGCAGCCAGTAATTAATCTGCTGCAAAGCAATCGCCTCATTCAGGCCAATGCTGTATGCAAGGTCAGGATTTATTACTATTGGCCGGGATGTCATTAACAGGCTCATTCGGACCCTCTATTTCCCTTAATTTACGCTGAAACTGTTCGAGAGGACTGAAGCACTCATGCTCGTATCAGTCGCGCAGGTATATAACCCGTTGAGTTTCTGGCTCCCACCGGATAACCCTGACTGGGACGCCGTAGCTGTCTTTAAACCGTCTGTTGAGTGCTCGCATTCGACCTTCTCCGCCTGGCCGTTGAAATCACCTACAACCCAATCGGCAAACTGGTAGCAGACAGGCTCAAAGCATCCGGATACCATTACCCCATACACGAACTGCGCCGGACCTTTTCCACCCGGCATAGGTCGAGCAATTAGTTGCGACCTGCGGTACTGTGTTGTTACACTGTTCATGCGTTAGTTTCTCCACTGAATACGACACGCCACGACGCCAGGAGCTGCACACTCGCTGGCGTCACTTCTTTTGACGGCGGCTGAATAAGGCCACAATCGCGCGGATTTCTTCTTCACGCGCTGCCAGATGACGGCGGTGATGTTCCTGAATCTCTTCGGCTTCATACTTTTCAATCACTCCATCCTCAAGCGCCTTCTGGATAATCTGATCAACCTGCCCTCTTGCAGCTGCTGTACGCATTGCACGGCTGAACAAGTCAACACGGTCAAGATCTTCCAGGCTTGGTACGTCCACTAGCAGTGCGCCGCGACGCTTAGCAAAGTAGTCAGCAACGAATGACGTGTTGGAAATGTCCTCCATCGCTTCCAACTCGGTGACTTCAAAGAAACGACAACCGTTTTTCTCGTAGAGGTTGTTGTTGAATTGGGTTTCTGACATGCCCAACGCACCAGCCATAGCCTGACGGCCTCCGGGATACGCCTTGCACATCGCTTTCACGACTTCCTTCAGGGTTTGCTCTACCATCTTGTTTTTCCTTTGGTAGTTATGTTTAAGCTGCTGTGTCTGTAGACTTTTGGTAAAGGCTGGCATCGTATTTAAGCTTGCCTTTAGTGATACGTTCGATAACAAAAGCTTGCTTCTGAGGGATCACATCACCCCATCTGCACACTGCAGGATGGGAAATTCCCAAAACACTCGCGGTTTTTGATACCCCTCCGAAGTGTTCTATGACATCAGTTTTAAGCATGGTTCCTCCTGGTTAACTTACGCCTTAAAGGTAACAAAAGGTACATTAAATAGCAAACAACAGTTACAAGGAATCAATGTAACATTGGTTACATGAAAACAGAGATGAAAGACCGAATAAGATCCCGGCGAGTCCAGCTCGATATAACTCAGCAGACCCTGGCTAAACGCCTTGGGGTGAGTAGAGTGTCCGTTACCAAATGGGAGAACGGTACAACTAAGCCTGACGGAGAAAACCTTCACCAACTAGCGATGGCTTTACAGACCACTCCTGAATGGATTCTTTACGGCAAGGGGGATGAGACTCAAGATGACACCAAAGTTATCCCATACCTGAAGCCACCTACCGCCGTTCCTATTATCTCTGCTGTTCAGGCCGGGGTATGGACTGATACCTATGCATGCTCAAGGCTTACTGATGTGATTTCATGGACTCAAACCACAGCAAACGTTTCTGATGAAGTTTTCGGATTGGTAGTTCGTGGTGAGTCAATGACTAACCCACATGGACTTCCATCAATTCCGGAGGGCTCAATCGTTATTGTTGAGCCACATTACGGACAACTTGATGACCTGTATGGGAAAATTGTCGTAGCAATACTTGATGGTTCAGCAGAAGCGACTGTGAAGAAACTTGTTTGGGATAGCCCTTACTCATATCTCATGCCGCTTAATCCCGCCTTTAAGCCGATCCCCATTGATGGCAATTGCCGCATTGTAGGCAAAGTTGTTCAGATAACGCAGAACATATAAGTAACTCATTTCTAATGCCAGATATCATTCTGGCATTTTTTTCGCCTTCAAGGTAACAAAAAGTACATTAACTTACTTGACCGTCATGGTAACTAAAGGTACATTTAAAACACACCAGACGAACCCATAGTTACATTCATCTGGTGAAGCCTCGGTATCCTGTAATGGCTGTCACTTCCCACACTTTGTGGCAGCTATCTTTTTAGGAAGCATAAGGCGGTCCCGGTAAGCATCTCGCGGGGTTCTTACCGGGACTGGAAGAGTTACCACTTGGAGACGGTCCTTTTAAATGTCCTGGACAGTGGCGCTTTGGTCGCGATAACAACCACTCCAGTTGATCCTGGGAGTTATCAGGTCAGTGAGATGCCAGCACTCTCGACGGCAGTGACAGCCGGAAGTAGACGGCACAGCCAAGACGATATCTGAGTGGCTTTAAAAACAGATGGGAGTCGGTGGAATCCCGACAAATGGGTTTCATGTACCGAATGAACACATGATGACGCGGGGAAAGAAGCGTGACAGGAGGGAAGTAGACCCCACGACACAACATGAAAGCGCACTCCTTTACTTACCAGTTATGGGTGACAGGTGTGAAACAGGTGGAGTGCGCTTCCAGTTGTGGTGAATGACGGGGCTGACCGTCAAACGGTTGAGAAAAGATAAGCAGGCGAAACGTTCTAAGCGAGCATACGGACTGATCGAACGCGGATGGAACGGGCGGTTACGATATTGAAACACCGAGCCACTGAGCTGGAGATCAGCGCCAGCCACCACACACCAAATCACGTAGTCAGCGTGGTACCAGGAAGTAAGAAAGCTGTGTGGAGTCTTGGCGGTACCAGTACCAACCTTTGAAGTCCCTGGTACCGCCCTTTTTACTCAACTGAAAGCGCGTTCTGTCCCTTGTCTCTGAGTGCCAGTTCGTTAAATCAACCCCCAAAGCAGAACGCGCTTTCAGTTGTGTGGAGAAGCTAACCGGCGATGGCAGTCGCCCGTTTCACTAAGTGCCCTCCTCCGGGTGCTTACTAAAACGAAAACCAATCTTTTCTGTCGCCACCTGGCGAGGGTTTCGTGCAACCAAAATTCAGCGTCGTGCAGGACGCATATAACACGGAGAAACTATCCATGACGAACACACAGAACGTCACCGAGTTACAACCACGTATGACCCGCGAGCAGTTGGTAGATGCAGCTCGCACCGCAGCAAAGTTCCTGCCTCTTGCGTCAGCTCAGCTTATGAATGAACTGGCTACCCGTCTGGATTACACCAGCGTTGCGCTGTGTGAGTCGATGGAACAGCGCAAGGCATTGATTGACGCTTTAACCACCATAGCCAATTCCGAGCCGTTTGAGGGTGAAACTGTAGTTTGTGATTTTTCTTCATTGGTATCTGTGGCTGCAGGAGCATTGCACAAAATGTACAACAGCCAATGCAAGCAGGGTATTGAAGAGGTCACCAACAATGGCTAACTCATTCAAGCAAATGACCAAATCTGGTCTGATCAAACGCACCGATACCGGGATGTTTATCAGCCTTGAACATATCCACGTGCGTGAAGGTTTCAACAAGCGTGAAGACGACGAACGCACCCGCCAGGCAGATGACGACCTATTTAACTATCTGATGAACGGTGGCACCGTTCCTCCGCTGGAGGTTATCGCACGTGATGAAGGTGGTGTGTGGGTTGTTGAAGGCCACCGACGCCGTCGCTGCTACGCTCGTTGTGCTGAAGCAGGTAAGCCAGTAGACCGCATTCATATCATGCCGTTTAACGGTAACGATGTGCAGCGTCTGGCTCGCATCATGACCAGCAATAACCAACTCCCCCTTTCCGATATTGAACAGGCTGCTGTTATTCAGGAGCTTCATAACGCTTTCAACCAGACCACCAGCGAGATTGCAAAGCTGGTCAATAAATCCGTGGCCACCGTTGAGAAGTTGCTCACCCTGAGTACCGCTAATTATGACGTTCAGCAGGAAGTTAAATCTGGTGCAGTATCTGTTGATGTTGCCGTTGACCGCGTTCGTGAGTTTGGCGAACAGGCTGGTGAGGTTCTCCAGCACGATAAAGCAGTAGCCGCCGCCCAGGGGAAAACAAAGGTTACGCGCAGTTCTATCGCTCCGGAACTCAACATTAAAAGTGCTCGCCGTTTCGTGGAGTTAATGGCCATGGCGACGATCAGCGATGAAGGCGTGTTCACTTTAGAAGGCACGGCACTGGCTGAAGCTCTTGCGATCATCGACGAACACAAAACCATTGCTGAAGCTCGCGAAACATATCGCCTTTCACAGCCAATCCCTACGACAGAGATTATCGGGAAAGTGCTGTATGTGAAGCTGGACGGTAAGGAAATCGGCTCAGCAATAATTTATCGCGGTAAGAACGTCACCCTGGATTTAGGCGATAAAAAAATAATCGCCAGCCAGTCAAAGGCAGTCGCCCACTTCGTTAAACAACACAAACTTCAGCAGGTACACACCAATGCAAACAATCAATAACCGTATGACAGAAACTCAAATTGCTGATCTCTTCAGCCTGGCGGTTCAGTTGCAGGTTAAAGCTGAAGAATCAGATGATCGTGATACTGCAATTTTGGCCTACTCAATTCAAAACGCCTGCTCAAATTTAACTGAATCCCGTCGCGAGTTCCGGGCGGCAGACGCAACTATTCACAATCTTGAACTGAAGCTCACAGACATGGCAGTACAGCTCGCTAACACCGAGAGCAAGTGCAGGGAGCTGGCGGCGGAGAATGTCACGCTTAATGACAAAATGAATAAGCTCGCAACGTGGCCTGGTATCGAGTTCTATTCGTCGTCTTGGGAGTTCTGCAACCTTGACGGAAACGATGCGCTTGAGTTCATGTGCGATGTCCAAACCCCAACTACCGACGCTTTCCTGGCTGAAGTGCGGGCACAGAGTGTGGAGCGTTACGCGGAAAAACTGAAATCAGAGGCTGACCGTGCAGAAGAAACCGGTTGGGAAGATGCTGCGAAATTTCTGCGTTCTGAATCTGAAAAAGTATTGGCGTTCGCCGCCCAGCTTCGCAAAGGAGCCGCGCTATGAGCAAAGTAACTTTCGTCGTTGAGTTTGAGGATGGAAAAGAGCCAGCAGTGAACGCCGGTATGACAATCTTTGGTGGAAAGCTCGCGGATGTCTCATGGAGCAATGCGCTGGAAGAAAAAGTATTCTCCGTGCATGAATGCCTTCCATCACCCAATGACACGGTTCTGCTTTTCGATTCAACCGGTGAAGGATGGCTGATTGGTTGGCGCTCAATGTGGATGACCTTCGGGCAGAAAGAGACTGGAAGTTGGCAATGGACTTTCCAGAACGGTGATATCGATATTGATGATGTTGTTATCACTCACTGGGCGCCAATGCCAGAGGAACCGGAGGCCGCCCAATGACAGCACTCAACAAACAGGCGCTGCGTGCAGCAGCTGAAGCTGCAAACATAGCTTCATGGGGTAAGTGGGAGTGGTATAAACCACACAAAGGCGCTCGTGGATATGAAGTAAAGGTTGGCGTAAAAGCTGTTGCGCAGCATTGCCTAAAGGTTGATGCAGCTTTCATCGCCGCCGTTAACCCGCAGACTGTGCTGGCGCTGCTGGATGAAATTGAAAAGCTGGAGAAGGTATCAGAAGCTCGCAAGCAGGCCATCCTTCGTGCGCACAAGATGTTTCAGCGACAAATGGAAAGGGCAGTAGCCGCAGAGAAGCGCATAGCAGAACTGGAGAGCAATGAAATTCGAGAAGACGGAAACCAGTTTCTTGTTGTTCGGCACCCTGGAAAAACTCCAGCCATCAAGCACTGCTCAGGTGACCTAGAAGAGTTTCTACGGCATCTAATCGAACAAGACCCGCTAGTAACCATCGACATCATTACGCATCGCCACTACGGGGTTGGTGGTCAATGGGTTCAGGATGGAGATGAGTACCTGCATATGATGACCGCCGCTGGCATTGGCGTGAAGGGGGAGTGAGCATGAAAATGGGCGAACATATGGAGCCAGTTATTGAGCTTCTTGAAGAGTTGAACGGTAACAATACAGACGCAAAACTAAAACTTCTTGTTCTGGTTATCTCTGGGTACATGCTTAATGCGGATGTCACCGGTTTTGAAGTTTCTGCCGGGAAAATGAAAGTAGCCGTTGATATCAGCGTAGAGGACTAACCCATGACAACTAACAACCACCCGGCGCACGGTCCTGTATCACTCGATCGCCTGCACCAGATAAGCGAAATACTCAGCAAAGCAGCAGCACAAAGCGACGGCGGTAATCTCGGCTACGCAATGGCTGATGCTGTGAAAGTGTTTAATGGGGTTCTGGAGTCGATGGCCCGCGAACAAGTACGCCGTGAACATGCAGCATGGTCACTGGCTACTTTCGGCGATGTCGGTCCAGTTGGTCCGCTGAAGCACCTTTCCAAAGAAGCGCTCGAGGCTGCTGCTGAACCCGGCGACCTTAGCGAATGGGCTGACATGCAGTTCCTGTTATGGGATGCGCAACGTCGTGCCGGTATCAGTGACGAGCAGATTACCCAGGCGATGGTAAAAAAGCTCGTAGTAAACAAGCAACGCGAATGGCCTGAGCCTAAAGACGGAGAACCGCGACTGCATATCAAAGAGAAATCAGAACTGATGCTTCCGGAAATTGAATGCGATATCTGCGGGCATGTATCTACTGACTCAGAGGGGCGGCACTACTGCTGCGAGGATAACAGTAATGATTGATAAATACCGTTTGGAGGATATGCGGCGCGAAAGCGGTGAAAAGGGAGAGCTTGCCCGGTGGGTTATTCAACTCCAGGCTGACCTTGATAGAGAAATAAGAAAGAGCGCTAGCGAAAGGGCTATGCTATCGCGCCTGGCAGTGATAATGCATGGCTCTGAAACAGATTTAAATCTGCTAACGGTAACGGCTCAATCGCTGATGGATCGTTGCAAGGCAGGCAACTCTCCGGTTATTCCGGATGGTTCAACCTGTAAATACTGCGGTGGCACAGGTTATTTCCGCTGGCAGCAATCAGAAAATATGTGTCCTTGCCCATGTCTGGGATGCGACCAGCCAACAGCACCGAAGCCGCGATCTGGCAGAAGTTGATTCCGGCCACCAGCAGCGACCTGTAATTTCCCCTGGGTGCAGCCAGGGTAATGGATAAATAACCATGAGCAATATTTTCCAGTTAGCCCCAAACGAGTGGGTTTGTGAAAGCGTTCTTATCGCGGTTACCGGGCTCAAACCCGGTACCATCCTCCGAGCCAGAAAAGAATGCTGGATGGTTGGGAGAGAGTATATCCACGTATCGCCTGACGGGAATCCTAAACCTTCCAGTGAGTGCATGTATAACAGAAAGGCTGTAGATGCCTGGGTCGCTTCAATGAAAAGCAAGCAGCCAGGGTGATTTGATGCCATGAAAAAGGTAAGCTCGTATCGCTCTTGGGCGTCTGGAGGTAACACCAATGGATAAAGCCACATATCCAACAGGCGTCGAAAACCACGGTGGCACTTTACGCATCTGGTTTAATTTTAAAGGTAAGCGTGTCAGGGAAAGTCTTGGTGTCCCTGACACCGCTAAGAACAGGAAGATAGCCGGGGAACTGCGGACATCAGTATGTTTTGCCATCCGCACAGGAACCTTTGATTATGCAACCCAGTTTCCTGACTCCCCTAACCTCAAGGCTTTTGGTGTAAGTAAAAAAGACATTACAGTGAAAGAACTTGAAGAAAAATGGCTGGATCTGAAACGGATGGAAATCTGCGCGAACGCATTCAATCGCTATGAGTCTGTCGCAAGGAATATGGTGCCGAGGATCGGAGGTAATCGCCTAGCGTCAGCAGTAACCAAAGAGGAATTGCTGTATCTCAGGAAAGATTTGTTAACTGGTTACCAGAATCCGACGAAAAACAAATCCCCGGCAAAAGGGCGAAGCGTTGTTACTGTGAACTATTACATGACGACAATGGCCGGAATGTTTCAGTTTGCTGCGGATCACGGTTACTTAGAGGTGAACCCATTCGAGGGAATTAAGCCTCTGAAAAAAGCCCGGGCAGAACCAGATCCTCTTTCTCGTGATGAATTTATTCGCCTGATAGATGCATGCCGGCATCAGCAGACGAAAAACCTGTGGTCATTAGCAGTGTACACAGGAATGCGTCACGGGGAACTGGTCTCCCTGGCCTGGGAAGATATCGACCTGAAAGCGGGAACAATTACCGTCAGGCGTAATTATACGAAACTTGGTGAGTTCACTCTACCGAAAACCGAGGCAAGTACAGATCGAGTGGTGCATCTTATCCAGCCCGCAATCAGTATCCTGAAAAATCAGGCCGAAATGACAAGGCTGGGCAGGCAATATCATATTGAAGTGCAGTTACGTGAGTACGGTCGTTCGGTGACCCATGAGTGTACATTCGTCTTTAACCCGCATGTGGTCAGACGCAGTAAGCAGGTCGGATTTATCTACCGGGTCGATTCAGTAGGCGACTCATGGGAAGCTGCACTAAAGCGCGCGGGGATCAGACACAGAAAGGCGTACCAGTCACGACATACCTATGCGTGCTGGTCATTATCTGCTGGTGCAAACCCGAGTTTTATTGCCAGTCAGATGGGGCATGCGAGCGCGCAGATGGTGTTCAATGTTTACGGTGCATGGATGGCTGACAGCAGCGCAGAGCAGATCGCAATGCTGAATCAGAAGCTGGCAGATTTTGCCCCATTGATGCCCCATAGCCACGAGAACAGTACGGGAGGATTATTAAAATCAGTAAGTTAA